TCGTGTTACAATTCCTGAATTTGAAATTGTTTCTAATCCAACTATCAGAATCGCAGAAGTTAAGCGTAGAAGATTTAACATCATTGATCGTGCTCAACAAAAAGCTAGACAAGAAATCCAAGCTCAAGAAGATGCTAATATCTTTGCAGCTCTTGATTTTGCAGCTACACAAGAGAACGCCGCTCAAGACCTCTCTCCAGTTGCAGAAACTTCTGGTTCTATGTCTACAAGAACATCTAGACTTCAAAAGTCAGGTATGCTTAATCTTAAGCGTCAAATTGACAGATGGGACCTTGTAACAAGCAAGTACTTCCTTAACATCAATGAATTCACTGATATTCTTGACTGGGAAGCTGCTGGTTCAGGTGGTGCTTCTGCTGTTGACCCTGTAACTCAGAGAGAGTTACTTCAAACTGGTTTGTATGGTCATATCTTTGGTGCTGACATCGTAGTTTCTAAAGTTGTTCCTGCTGGAACTTCTTATGCTGCTGCTGATCCAGAGTTTGTTGGTGTAATGCCAGTAAGACAAGACATCGAAGTTCTTCCTGCTGATGAGCCTAAGCAATTAAAGCTTGGTTTTGTAATTTCTGAAATCGTAGGTATCGGAATTGTAAACCCACGTGGTGTTGCCAAAGGAACAGTTGCATAATAGCACATTGTAGTCTTTGACTTAATAAAGCTCCTCAATTGAGGAGCTTTTTTTATTTTCATGAAAGAATTTTTCAAATACAGGTTCTATCTCTAGAAAGTCAAATAATTCTATTATCTTATCTTTTGAGTTGAGACCTTCTGTGTTTAAAAATATTGCCCTTTTTAAATTCTGACTTTCAATTTTTTTATAAAACTCCTCATAATATATATGCGCATCTTTTATTAGATCGTTAGAAAACTTAACAAATGACTTTCCGTAATTGTTTTTCTTTTTAAAGAAAGTTTCATCATAACAAAGAATGTTGTTTACAAAGCTTCTTACGAAATCCTCCTTGTTTCTTTTTAAGATTATAATTTTTACATCTTCATAAAACTCTGTTTCTATTTCTTTAAGAAAGTTTACATAATAAGGTCCTACATCAGAGTGGACAAATGGCTTGTTTAATTTAGAGCTTAAAAAATCTTTTATTAAATAAAAATCTGAATTGTCATATCTCCATTTTTTCATCCCATATTTATCATGAAAGGTTGCCGAATTATACCTGCAAAAAATTTCATGATAGCTCATTATATCCTTGTGACATTCTAATATTTTTGCCAATGTTTTAGTTCCGCACCTTCCAGTTCCGCACCCTATAATCAACTTAGTCATCATTACCTTCCCACATCTTTAATCTAACTTGTCCTTCAGAAAGCAAGATGTAGCTTTTATTTTCAATCCAATCTCCTGAATTTGCATAGGTTTTTATTTTTCCATATTTATTAACCCATATAACAACTTCTGGCTCATGAATGTGACCCATGATAAGAACATCTATATCATTATTCCATTTTATAATATCCCATATGTTACTAAGCTTTTTTATTTTTATCAAAAAACTTGAGAAGGCAGCTGTCAAGTTGTAGTTGAAGTACCTTTCAATCCAATCATGAAAGACAGATACAATTGTCATGAAGTGCCTTTGTTTTACGATTCCTTTATCGTATTGATGACCATGAACAATTCTGTGTTTTCTACCACCATATTCAAAGTTGTATTTTTCACAAAAATAGAAATTCCCAATTTGTAAATTTTTCAAGTTTATTAGATTTATATCATGATTCCCTATTACATAAATTATTTTTTTATTTAAAGATGTCAAATACTTGAAGATCTCCGAAGACTCCAGTGTAAATTCTGGAACCTTTATAAAGTCAATAACGTCACCTGCCAATATTAACTCATCAAATTCCACACTCTTTAAAAAATCTAAGAGTTCCTTTTCCTTACTATACAAGGAACCTATATGTAAATCAGAAACTATAAGTCGTTTGTAGTCCATAAACTCTCTCCCCCTCTACTAATGTATTTATTATAAGTATAGATATTTAAATTTTATGAATAATTCAAGATTAAAAAAAAGATTGTTTTACAAAAAAGCAACCGTCCTTCCAGATAGAGCGGCTGTAAAGAAGTATTCCAGAAGGGATGAAACTTCTATTAAATTAGAAGAAGAGCACCCTAATGATGAGTTTGAATCATTCTTTGATTTCGAAGAAGATCTTTCAGATTTACCTTCATCATCTGATCAGTTTAAAGTACAAGAAGAGCTTAATTCTATAAACCCTATGGTATTAGAGGAGGTAGCTGAGTTCTTTACAGTTCTAGAAGAAATACCAGAAAAAGAAGAAGAAGAAGATAAAACTGGTAATAGTTTAGGTATAGTACTTGCAGATATTAATTTTTGTGAGTTCAATGATAGCGGCAAAAGCTGTGATCAAGAAAAGTCAAAAAACTCAATATATTGTGAGAATCATAAAAATCAACTGATTAAAAAGATTCAGAAAGAAACCCACGGAATAAAAAAATGAAAGTTTTTCAAACATCAGATTTAGCTCTAGCTGCATATATGATAACAAAAGGTTTGAAGCTAATTAAGGCTGAAAGATTACCAACAGGCAGATACCACTTCGAAATAGAAGATCCAAGTGATCAAGCCGAGTCTCTCAAGCTTGAATTTATCAACTCAGAATTTAAAACATTTGATAATAATTTGAAAATGTTAAAGAAGATGATGTATTCATAATTTTTGCTTTTTTAGTTGCTAATGGAATTTTAAGTTTTTCAAGTCGTTTTTACATAGTTTTGTTTTTTATATTGTTACAAATCATAAAGTCTCCATTACTTCTAAATTTATGTGAATTTAATTTTATATAAATTTCTATAGCTTTCAAAGGGGATTTTAAATGTCACTAACCAGAATAAGGTCTGCTCAGATAAAGCTTTCGGAGAAGTTCGTTGACAGTCACAACACAGTTGACTTAAACTTTTCTTCTGACGAATGCAAGGATGGTAATGATCATCTTGTTTTTTTAAGAGATGGACATACAGATTTAAAGAAAGTAAACTTTGAATCTTTTTTAGATAAGCTCGCAGGTCCAGGCCTTGACGTAGAGCATTGCAGACTCAGAGTTGATCCTTTAGAGTTTTTTTTACAAGAAGAGTACGGGACTTTCAAGTGGGGTTTTGATACTAAAGAAAAAATAGTAACTTTGCTTGAGGGATCTACCTATGGTGCAAAGTTAAGAAACAACGGACCTTTAGGTGGACTTGATAAAAATAACTTCGCCAGCACTGTTGACGACATTGTTATATTTAGAAAGAAGCTAACAACTCAGCCAACTCAGCTACTAGATGCTACAGTTGAAGTTAGTGGTTTTAGAGTTGGAACTACAGTTGAAGTTAGTGGTTTTAGAGTTGGAACTACCGCAGATTCTAACAGCAACGTAATCTCTCAGGTTTACTTAAATGGGGTTATGCAAGTTGGAAAAACGCTGTCTTCAATTACAACATCTGTGGATTTTCTTTTTGATAGTGAGTTTACTAATTTAAGTGGAACAGTTGAAAGTGATGCATTATGGGACTTAAACCATGGGAAGGTAAATTACCTTAGAATGTACAACAAGGGAGCTGTAAATCAAAAAGGCTTCTTCATTGTGTTCAGAACTAGTGACTTGAATGAGGATGACACAATTAGAATAATAGAAAATAAATAGAGGTCTAAAATATGGCTCAGTTAATATTACCACCAATACCAGTTTTTAACAGTGAAACAAATCAACTAGAAAGCAAAATAATAGTAAAAGATGAGAATGGACTTACTGCTCAGCATACGCAAATATTCAAAACGTCTGAAGGAGGAGGTCTTTCTGGAGCTCTATTTACAGACGACTTAAGTGAACATGTAGCTAGCGAAAAACTACTTTATTCAACTACGCATGGTATGGAAAAGAATAGCCTCTCCGTCTATTACAACGGTTTAAACATTATTAGAGATGTGGATTTTCAATCAACTAATACTTTTGTTATTGATAGTGAATATAAAAATCTTATAAATAAAGGTGATTCGCTAATTGCTATTTATACACGGGTAAGCTAGGTTTTAGTAAGGAGTTTTAATGTCATTAGGTAATTTCCAAGTGGGTTCGAAAGTAAGGCTTCCGTTACAAGTCTTAGAGAACGGAGGATTGCCTGTGTCTTCTTCTAACGTTGAATCTGTTGAAGTTAACAGAATTATAAAACCTGACTTATCTCTTGATAGCAGTTACCCCAAAGACATGATTCCCATAGATGAAACAAACGCTATATATTATCTTGATTACGAACCTGAAGAAGAAGGGAATTATATAGTCGTATACAATATAACTATTAATGAAATAGTATTCTCACAGATGGATAGTTTCTTTATTTCAAGTAGTAGCGGAATAACTATGACCGAAAGAACTTCAATCCCGACTGCTGTCCCAGTTTGAGATTTTGTTAAGTAAATTAATTTCAAAGAGGTTAAAATGGCAACTTCAAGCAGAGCTCAAGCATTTAGAGGGACTACGGTTCGTTTAAAAATACAGTACTTTGGAGAAAATGGGCAGCCAACTGATCCAGACAGTACACCAGAAATAAAAATAACAGATTCAATAGGTCAAGTTCAAGTGGAGCTTACATCTATTGACGTAACAAGAGAAGACGTTGGTCTTTATTGCTATGATTACATAATAGACACGGAGGACTCAGAAGGTTTATATGAAGATAACTGGAATGCAGAAATAAATGGTCTTACAATTCAAAATTACTTTTCTTTTTTAGTTTTAGATGAAGGAGACCTTTCAGAGGCAACAGGAACAATAAAACTTGGAGAAGAGGTTGACTTCGACTTTTCAGAGGCAGAGATAGATGGAGTAAATATTCTTTTGAAATATCTAAGAAGTAGACTTAGATCTAACGGAAGAAAGCCTAAAAGAGATGAGTTCGGAGCATTTGTTTTAGATGGATACGGGAATAAGGTCTATGAGGAATGTAATGTATTTTCTGACGAAATACTTGTGACTTTTTTATGTTCTGCATTATCTGAGTTTAACATGATACCGTTTTTTACATCTTATTCTTTTGCGGATGATGTAATTCAAAAATTATTTTCCCACGCAGTTGTCGAAGGTGCTTATATTTTAGCATTAGCATCTCAATCTTTAGTAGAAAAAGGTAGAGATTTCACCATTTCAGATGGTGGCATATCATACCAGCCTCCTCAACTTGGTGACTTTTTGTCTGCTCAATACAATAACTTTTTGTCTAACTACAGAGAAAGATTAAAGTTTATAAAGAACAACATAAGACCTGGACCTCAAGGGTTTGGAACTTTCACCAATCTTACTTCTGGCGCACCAGCATTTACAAGACTAAGACACTTAAGGGAAAGAAGGATTATTTAAAAATGACAGCTTTTTATAGAGCTATGCCTATAGGTTCTGAATTAAATAAAGGCAACTATCTTACAAAATCTTTAAAGTTTGCTGTAGAGCATGCTATAACTACATCTATTTATAACGGTGAAGATTATGGAGTTTATTTGTTCTTTTTAAGAGACAAGGACATAAAAGAAGCATCTAACGTGGGTGAGTATCTATATAATTCAGAAGAGACTCCTGAGTCGTACTTAAGAGGCATAGCTATTTATGATGAGGCAAATATGAATTCAGAATTTAAAAAAGTTAAATTAAAGTTGTCAAAATTACAAAACTTAGGGTCATGGCTGGAGAAAAAAGGCTATTCCAGCGAACTAAACATACTAAAAGAAGCGATGCCTAGACCTTATGGTTCTCTGTTTGAAGTAGATTCTGCAGAGTATCCAAGCGAAGAGTTTTCTTATGACAAAGTTACAGAAAGAGACTTGAAGTACATGAGGAGTGAGCAGGAAGGCAGAATACGTTGGTTTGGAAATTCTGATAGGATGATAAAAGTTGATACGGATTATATATATCCAGTTCAGGGTAATGAATTTTATCCTGATTTAATAAAGAGAATAGAGGATAAGATCAAATCATCTACAACAGAAAACCCTGTTAATTTATATTGTGGACATGCTGATGTGAGGGTTGTGACTTTAGATAGCATACAAGAAGACTTGGAGTACGCACAGTATGGACACGGAGAGTTCTCAGAAGATCAAGGTTTGACTATTGGAGATAAAGAGTTAGATAAATACTTATTAAATAAAAAAGAATATCTTGAAGATTGGAGTAGTCAATATGATGAAGAAGAAGCTGAAGAACTGCTAAAAGACGCTGTAGAAAATCAAAGTGGAGACTTAGGTAAATTCATTTTTCAAGTAAGACAAGGTAATCATAGAGCATTTGCTGCAAAAAATGCTGGAGAAAAATATATTTGGATTGATTTAATGGCCAACGCTTATAATAAAATAAAATCCGATGAACATAATATTTATGAAAATTATGATCCAATTAGAGAGCAACTAGGTATTATAAATAATAATTAATTTTATATGCTAAATATAAAAACATGTATATATATAAATATATGAAAGATATAGAAAACTTAAATATAAATTATTGCGGCTTTTCAAATCCAGAAAATCAAATAGAGTTTGATATAGAAATTTTGGGTTTAGAATATGCGATAAAAAAGATAGAGGCTAGAATTTGCTTTTTAAAACAATCCTTTAAAGTGGCTGAGGGTTTAGCTATTAATAAAGAGGAATATTATTGCGAGGATAAAAATGAGTTACATTCTAATAAAAATGTCGAAAGAAAAGGCGATAGGAAAAAAGATTGAAGTAATCAAGAAAGCAAAAGAGTTATGCAAAAAAGAAGAGACATATCTTAAGTTGTGTGAAGATAATAACGAATCTAAAGATTTTATAGATGGAGTTACAATTAGCTTTGAGGATGATCTTGAAACTACAGCAAAGACAACAAATGGTGAAATATCTATTTCATCAAAGCTTATCAATGCAGATGCAAAGAAGATTGTGAGATATTTAATTCATGAGCTTGTTCACGTATTTCAACACATAAAGAATGAAGGCAAGAAGCAGAGGAAATATAAAGAATATATGGATAATCCCGCAGAACAAGAAGCGTTTGGAGTTCAGTTAGAGTATCAAGAAGATCGGGAAGGAAACGTTGAAGAGTATCTCAAACACTTAATGGATCATCATAAAGTTCCAGAAAAAGAAAGAGAAGAGTTGCTTAAGAAGTTAACAAAAAACGTTGATGACCCTGAAATCATTGACGAGGTATTAAATGATTAAGATATCATCACAATCTCCTGCTCCTGGCACAACAAATAACGATACAGATACATTAATTACTTTTGTTATAGAAAAAAAAGACATAGATGTCTCAAAGGTTTATATTGGTATAAACGGAGATGATGCATTCAAAGATTCCTCCTTTCAGTCAGGATATGATGGCTTACTATCTTCTTTTTCTGTAGAAACCGATAGCGCATCTTTTACTATACAAAAAACAGAAGCTTTTGATAGAGATGAGAATATAACGGTAAAAGTTTATTATTCTGACCCTGAAGGTAATGATGAAGAATCTTACTCATTTAAAACTCACTCTAATAAGCCTGTATTATACTTTTCTAACATATCATCAGGAGAGACATTAGAGTGCCCTGTTATAATTAGGCTAGAGTTTGTAGATGAGTATGAAGATATTGACTTAACATCTTTTCAATTATCAATAAATGGATCTAAAATAGTTTTAGACGGAGTTGTAAGCACATCTTATCCAGACACTGAAATATCATCTATTTTAAATGGATGCAGGCTGGACTTTGAGCCGCCAGAGTTTTTGAGAAATGGAAACTATACAATCAATTATCAAATAGCAGACATAGGTGGCGCTACACTTATAGACGAAATGAAGTTTTCGGTCAAACTAAAAACTGTAATTCTGCCAGAGACTTTTCCCGAATCTGTATTTTTAAATCAAATATCAGGTTTAAAGAAGGCTGTAAATCAAGGAGATGGCAAGTCTATAAAGTTAGAATGGTCAAAAATGTTTTCAAGAGTTCCTAAATCAGAAGTTTTTGGACTGTTGTATTATGGAAATGACAGATTAAAAACATTTGATTCTCAGCCAAAAATTTTATTCAAAAGTGATATAAACGAATATACTTACGATAAATTTACTACAGGGTTAATTTATTATTTGGCACTTAGAGGTATGGAGACTTTTAAAGATACATTTGATTTGAATGGAATGGTTCAGCTTGACACTTCTGCTTTTGAGATACCAAATGAAACTTCTGTGGTTGGAGTGTTTGACACCTCTGACTTATCACTTATTGTTGCAGATACAACAGGTTATCCCGACAAAGGTCTTTTGGTAATAAATAACAAAGAGGTTGTGAAGTATACATCTATAACTAGATCTTCAAATACTTTTAATATCCCTGCGAATGGAAGAGGCTTAAATAATACCTCTAGGGGGTTTTTTACTGACGGAGATGAAGTTAAACTTTTTGTAAGTTGTCAAGACAGTAACAATAATATATTAAAGTCAGTCCCTGATTTTTCAGGTGATCAGCAAAGTGGCAGAACAGTAAATAACATAGGTGTTCTTGTCACTGATTATACTGACAATGATAAGAAATTCTTTGAAGGATTTGATTATTGCGGGTATCATCAGCCTCTTCCGAATGAAGTATTGGAAGGTATAGACGACTGTGGGTCCTACTTAGGTGGAGAGTTTAATAAGCACAGAGGTATGAATATATATGACAGAATGTTGGACAGAGAGGAGGTTCTACTTGAACAAGTAGGGGAGCCTGTAATTCTTTTGAAAAGAAAATGGGAGGGTGAGACTTGCAGGTGTACATTATCACGAACCATGAACCCCAAAGAGAAAACTTGTCAGTATTGCTTTGGTACAACAGTTGTTGGTGGGTATGACCAATATTTCAATAAAAGAAGAAACGATAAAAGAATTCTTGTAAGATTTAGAGAAACTGCTGAGGACTTAGAGATTCATGCGTCAAAGCACTTGACAGTAAAATATGAACCACAAGCCTTTACTTTGCCAATTCCAGCAGTACGAGATAGGGATATTATAGTGAGATTTGATTACACTGATGACTTAGAATATTTCTACGAAGTGTTAGATGTGAATAAAGAAAAAGTTATATACAAACATTTTGGCCGACAAAACCTAAGACTAAAAAGGCTAGACAAGACGGACCTTATTAATACTTTTAAATTTACAAAGTAAGTTTTTTATTAATTTTTAAGTTAATAGTAGCTTTACAATAGGGAGAAATTATGTGGGTTAAAAATACTTCAGGCAAACAAGATGCTATGTTGACATTTGCAGTTATTTCATTTGCAGTGGTCACAACAAACTTGTTACTATCAACTCTTGGATCTTTTCAAGGAGAGACTATATCTTTGACATTTCACGCTTTGGACTCAGGGTCTATGACAGCTTATTTGGCTGCAACATTTGGAGCTTATGTTACTAGAAGATGGACCGACAAGAGATTTGAAGGAACGGAAAGTTTAGATGCTGAGTAAGCTTAAATCTATATCTGACGGATTTAAATCTGTACTTTCAGTTATTGCGTTGATAATAACAAGCCTTCTTTTTTACAAAGCTAGGAACTCTAGAAGTGATAAAAAAGAAAAAAACAACTCTGATGAAATAAAAAAGTCCGAAGGACGCAAAGAAATTTTAAATGAAAACTTGTCAGAAAATAATAACGAAATAAAAAGCATAGATGAAGAAATCAAAAAGAGAGAAGTAAAACTTAAACTTGTAACACAGGAAGAGAATTCTGAAGATCTTGATGATTTTTTTGACAAAAGAGGGTTTTGATGATAGATGTTCAAAAAAAGTTAAAAAAGCTGTATAATAAGCTGTCAAATGAAAAAATAAAAGAAGAGCTTTTTAAAAAAGCACAAAAATTAGAAGATAGTATTAATGAAAAAAATGATTATTTTTTAATAAACTTAGAAGAGCTTGAAAGTTTAGTTAGTAGCGAGAAAGTAGAATATGAAGATTTTATTGGTGATATTAGCATTGACAAATAATGTTTTTGCTGGAGATATTGTAAAAAAAGGAGAGATATTAAAAGAAGACTCTTATGTATTTACAATACCTGCTGCAGAATCATTAATGAGTAGGGTGTTTGAACTTGAGAAAAAAGAAAAAGAGCTGGATCACTATAAGCAACTTAATTTTTTGAATAATCAAAAAATTGAGATATATGAGTCGAATATTAATTTGTACAAAAAGATAAACCTGGAAAACGAAAAGATAATATCAAATTACGCAGAGCTAGATAAAGCTAGAATTAAAAATAAACGTTGGGATAGGTTTGAAAATTATATTATTTTTGGTACAGGCGTAGCTACTACTGTTTTCATGTTTATTGCTATAGATTATATTAATGATAACACTATAATTGACTAGGAATTAAAAATGGCTAAATCAAAATACCCAGATAAAATAGACACATCAATTGAATTACCAATAGTTAGAGACAACATAATACAGATCGGATCTGAAGTTATGAATTCTTTAAGGTCAGCAATACTTCAAGTTGAAAAAACCTTAGGTACAAACCCTAACGGAATACCTTCAATTACAGTTGCTGAAAGATTAAATCAATCTCTAGATGAATTGGGAAATATAAAGAAAGAAGCCATAAATGCATTAAATTTAATATCAGGACCAATTACTAACGTAGAGGTTTCTGATAATGCTAGTATAGCTGAGTCAAAATTAGATTTAGATTATAACACATCTACTCTTTACGCTCAAAGCCTACACACAAAGAAACAAGTAGATAGTTTTATAGATACGATTAACGATCTGTCTTTAAAAATATCCATCCACTTAAATGAAAACGCTGTAAATGCACATATGGCTAAAAATATAGGTGTGGAAGATATAACTATATCTGCATCTGATATCTCTGAATTCAATTTAAAAAGTCAAAATGTTCAACAAGTTTTAGAGCAGTTCATCAACAATCACGTTAATTTTTCTGGAAATAATATTTCAGAAACTAATAACTCTCATAAAGCAAATCAAATATATTATGACTCTTTAAAGAGTGGAATCTCAGCAAGCTCAGTTCAAGAGGCTTTAGATAACTTAAGTGGACAAGATTCAGATGTAGGTCAAACACTTAGAGATTTGTACTTTGAGAACGGATATCAGAAATCCTCTATATTGGGAGTGCAAAGCAATTTGGGAAGAGTTATATATAAAAATATGCCTATTCTATTCTCAAAATATAGTGAAAACTCTGATGATACTTTTTCTGAAATATCTTATACGGAAGAATTGATTGAAGCTCCAGAAAAGTACGACTTTGTTTTAATATCTGACAGTTTATATCAGATTTTTTCTATAGATACTACAAACAAATCAATTGTTATATTTGGAAACCTAATAGAGGCATCTACATCGGGACAAACTGCAAATTTTTTAAAAAATTCGCACGGAGTATCTTCTCCTGCGGGATTGAAATTAGTCCCCGTATTTGACACTTCGTTGTCATTTTCTAAAGTTTTAAAAGTCTTAAACCCTTCTACGACATATATTTTATCTGATAATCTTAGTATAGAGAGAATAGATGGAGCCAACCAAACCTTTTCCATAGAAGTAGATAATATACTTATTCATACATTTTCTGTAAATTCAGCAACTGGAAACTCTATAGATTCAATTGTTGGCAAAATCAACCAAGAGTGCTCTCTTGAAAACTTGCCAATATCAGCATTTAGACACGAAACAAAAACAGGTACCAAAATAGGTCTTGCAATAGATTATGTCAACTCTGATACAAAAACATATTATATAAAACTTACATCTTCAGATAATTCTTTGGATTTCTTAGGTCTTTCAAAATACAAAGACTTAAAGGTGTATGGAAACTTTGGATCTAAGTATCAAATAAATGGGTCGGAATTTTTAGGTTTTGAAGATAAAATTTTAGCAACAGATTTCGAAATAATATCTGGAGGTAACACAATTGATCTTTCTGCATCTACATCTAATGTTTTGACATCTGGGGTCAAAGAGAATGATTTACTCCAAATAGAAGGATCATCCTCTAATGATGGTATTTATAGAATAACATCTGTTTCAAATACATCTTTAAAAGTAGATATAAAGACAGGCTCTGCATTTTCAAATGAAACATCAGAATCTATAATTTTTAAAATTCAAAAAAATTCTGTAGGATTAGAAGATATAAAATATGAAAATATATCATCTGGTGGATTTGAGTCAAGCTTTGTAGACTTGTTTATAGATCAAAAGCAGGATGTCAACTTCGTTCAGACATTTGAAATGGAAAATTCAATTGTAGGAACTGAACCACTATACTCTATAGTTGAAGCACCAAGAGTTATGAGCGATAAAACTTATACCTTGTCATTAGCACTAATAAATACTTCCAACAAAGACGAAGGTTTCTCTATAACTTTTGATGGTAATGAAAAGCTAGTAGAACTTCCAAAAGGCAACAGAGTCGTAGAGGTTATATCTAGTGATAATGAAAAGTTTAAATTTTTCATAAAAATAGAAGGATTATTAAGCAGACTAGATACAGCTGGTGCAATAAATACCAGCATGTTTTCTCATCAAACTTTAAATTATCAGAATAACTTATTCTTAGGAAGAGTTAGGTTTGACGACTTCAGAGGTTTGTTGGCAGGTTATGATGAAAACTTCAGACAGTTTTTGTCTTCTGATTTAGGATTTATATCTGAAAACCAAATAACCAACTACTTTTTAAAAGAATTTATATACAATAGATTCTCTGAGACTAGAAGTTCGGGAGTTGTTAGTGGACTTAATATTTCTAACATAATTTTGTCAACAAATACAACATATCAGTTTGATGTCTCTTCTGGAACAGTATATGTTTCGGGAGAAAGATTTGAGGTCCCTGCTCAAACAATAGTTACAAACATAAACCCAGCCTCATCTGACAAAATATTTATATCTGTAGATGAATCTGGAAACTTAGTATTTGAAGAACCTATAAATGTGGGATCTGCATGTCTTTCTCCATTTGATCCAGAGAATAATGCAATTATAGGAACTATTGAATATAATTCTTCTTCTTCAACATTTGCTTTGTTTGACTTAAAATTAAGAATAAACGACATAGACTTTAAAATATTTAATGATATTTTAGTAAGTCCTCAAGAAGGAATGGGTCATTTTAAAAATCTAAGTTCGGCAATAAAAATAGCAAAAAGGTTCGGAGAAGCGTTTCCAAGTGCGGGAGTTCCTAAAATTAAATTAAAAGCAGGAACGTACAAAGAAACAATCTCTATTGCTGATGTTAGCACCTCACCTTATGGCACAGCATCGACTTTAGAAATGGCTACAAACGGAATATATATAGACTTTCCAGTTATAATAGAGGGAGAGGGTGAGGATACTATATTAGATTTATCTCAAAGCTTTACAGATACTACAGGAATAAGCAAATCTACAAACACATCTAATAGAGGTGTTTTGAGAATAATGGGTAATTCAGCTACCACCTCTCTGCCTTCTTTTCCTAAAGCTACAGCATTGTCAGGAAATGTAGTAATAAAAAACCTAAAGCTTTATAATTCAAAAATAGTAATTACAGATCAATTATACAAAGAAGGTACAAACTTTCAGTCTTCATCTGTAACATTAGAGGGCATTTATTTCAAATCAGATACGATGTGGGATACTTCTTTTGTTTCAAGTAATAATTCTAATATAGCGGCAAATGATAAATCGGGAAATATAAGAATAATAAATTGCAAGTTTGAAGATTGCGGAATAAGTGTTGACGAAGTTACTGATGCAGAAAGAATACAGAATTATGAAATAAAAGGCTGTACTTTTAGCAGACCTAATGTTGCTGCTCCAACTTATGATAGTGCAGTTTTTATCTCTGATGAAAGTGCGACAGCTAATTTAGATGACCTTTTAACTGAAAAATATTTTCTAAGCATGCAAGACAATAACATTCATGACCTAACAAGCATGGTGCAATCTCCAATAAGCAGCTTGACTAAAAAAGGAAGTTTCCCTAAAAAAGGATCTGAGCCTGGCGAATATTTCTTTAACAAAGTTGTTTCCTCAACTGTCGAGGTAGATTCTTTGGTTCTTTCAGGTAGTCCATTTACACCTATGTCATCTGTTGATTTTGCTTCGCTGAGCAACAACAATAATTTTAACGGAATAAATGAGTTTGAAAATACAGTAAACTTTAATGATACTGCAACATTCACAAGCAATGCCATATTTGAAGACATAGTTGCATTTCAAGGAGATGTAACTTCTGCCAATGTAGAGGTTGAAAATTTAACGGTAACAAACGAGCTGGATCTAGGGACTAATGGAGCGTCAATTGGGCCTGCAGGTCAAACTTTTTATGTTACAGGCGATGTAGAGTTTCAAGGTGAAGTAAATATATCTGGAGATGTAACAGGAAAAAGGTATGAATCTTTGCGTGTAGAGTTTGCAGGCTTGTCTACTGACACTTACTTTTTAGGATTGATGCAAAACTCAGACGTTGCTTTGTCAGACCCCGCTTTAGCCACTGTTATAACTAGAGTTGGATCGTCAAGTTTTAAGATAGCTGCTTACCCTTTGGAGATAGAAAAAATTATACTTAAAAACATGACCTCTGACACTATTATTGGAGATTTTTCAATATACAGAGCCGCTAGTGGGTCCGACCCCAAGGTCTCTGCCAATTATACTATAGTTAGAACAATCCCTATATTTAGTTTGGGACTATATGAGCAGCAAGACTTGGCAAACGCAGCCACTTCTGGTTCAGGGGTAACTGCTTCTGATGGAATTATTTTCGTTTTAAAAAACAACAATGTTATTGCGACAGACTTACAAATAACCGTAGAAATAATTTATTCTTATGAGGTAACATAATGTCAAAATCAAAATATCCCAAACAAATAGATACTTCAATTGAATTGCCAATTGTTAGAGACAATGTAACTCAAATTACATCTGAATTATTTAATTCTTTGAGATCTGCCATACTACAAGTTGAAAAAACTCTTGGAATAGATCCAAATGGAATAGACTCAATTACTGTTGCTGAAAGATTAAATCAGTCCTTAGATGAGTTAGGAAATATAAAAAAAGAAGCAATTGCAGCTTTAAATTTGATATCAGGACCAATTACTAATGTAGAAGTTTCTGATAA